TCCACCGGCCGCTGGCCGCAATCTGCCCCGCCAGATCCACCGGCCGCGATTAACCGGCCACCGGAGCTGGCCGCCGGAAAGTTAACTTTTTTCCAGATTTACCGGATTTTTGCCCGCCGGTTGCTGCCCGCCGGTTAACTTTCTAGGATTCCGGTATCGGGTCAAAAAACCGCGGAAAACTGCCAAAAATCCGCGCTCCGCGCGCCGCCGCCCACGCGCTGGCCTACGGGAGCAAGGGCCATGTTTTTCACGAATAATTATGTAAAAAATGATATGAATGTTTCACGTGAAACATTGCCTGTTTTTTGTGCAGATTTGGGGGTCTTGTTAACTGCTTAAAAAAGAGGCATATTTACTGCACAACTTTTGGGCAGGAATGACATGAAACGCATACATATTAATCAACATAAAATTAGATCGAACCATAAGACCGGAGAACGTGAGCCGGTCATCACTGTTAAGGAAGGTCGGAGCAATACTTACGCTCACAGCGTACAGATAAAAGGAGACAGCACTGTGGTATATAGCCCAGATAAACCTCTGTCTTGTGGCGCGAAGGTCTGGATAGAGACTGATGCAGAAGTTGTTTTAACTTAGGGGCCCCCATGGAACTCACAGAACAGGAAGCAAAGCTTCGTCTCCGTTTGGCTCAGCTTGAGAAGAACGAAGCGTGTCAAACTAACTTTTTGACTTTTGTAAAAAATATGTGGCCTGAGTTTATTGCTGGTCGCCACCACAAAATTATTGCAGAAAAACTAGAACGTGTAGCTAATGGTGAGTTGAAACGTCTGATTATTAACATGGCCCCGCGTCATACGAAGTCCGAGTTTGCGTCCTTCTTGTTCCCAGCTTGGATGATGGGCAAAAACCCGCGAATGAAGATAATTCAGGCAACGCACACAACCGAGCTTGCGGTCAACTTTGGTAGAAAGACAAAGAACTTAATTGATAGTGACGATTACAAAGACATATTCCCAGAAGTGCGTTTGGCTGCTGATAGTAAAGCGTCTGGGCGATGGGACACCGCCGCGGGTGGTATGTACTATGCAGTTGGCGTTGGGTCGAACTTGGCGGGACGCGGTGGTGATCTCGTAATTATTGATGACCCGCACTCGGAACAGACTGCGATGTCAAACAGCGGTTTTGAAGACGCATGGGATTGGTACACCGGGGGCCCCCGGCAACGTCTCCAGCCGGGTGGGTCGATTGTTCTGGTGCAAACGCGCTGGTCTGAGAAGGATATGACTGGTCAGTTGTTACGAGCAATGGCTAAAGATCCGTTAGCCGACCAGTGGGAAGTTGTGGAGCTTCCAGCTATTTTTGAGGACGGCAAACCCTGTTGGCCAGAGTTCTGGTCTCTCGAAGACCTGACCGCGGTCCGCGCATCTATACCTCCGAGCAAATGGAACGCGCAGTATCAACAGAACCCAACGGGTGAAGAGAACGCGATTATTCCTCGCCAGTGGTGGAAAAGGTGGGAGAAAGAAGCCATACCCAATCTCGAATATGTCATACAGAGCTATGATACGGCTTTTTCTAAGCGGGAGACGGCCGACTTCTCAGCCATAACAACTTGGGGTGTGTTCCGGCCGGAGGAGGCTGGGGGCCCTCCGGGACTCATACTTTTGGACAGTCAGAAAGACCGGTGGGATTTTCCTGAGCTGAAGCAGATTGCTTTGGAGCAATATCAGTATTGGGAGCCAGATACTATAATTGTGGAAGCAAAGGCTTCTGGTATGCCTCTGACACAGGAATTACGCAACATGGGAATACCTGTTGTGAACTTTACGCCAAGCAAAGGTAATGATAAGATAACCCGTGTTCACTCGGTTTCGCCTCTTTTTGAAGCGGGCATGGTGTGGGCACCCGACACTGTCTTCGCTGATGAGATGATTGAAGAGGTGGCGGCGTTTCCAAACGGGGAGCATGATGACTTGGTGGATAGCATGACACAGGCATTGATGAGATACCGTCAAGGTAATTTTGTTCAGTTGCCCACCGATGATTGGGAAGAGCATGATGAACCCACACAAGTTAGGGCTTATTACTGATGAACGAACTTTTTGAAGCGGTTACAAAATATTGTGAAGGTCAGATAGCTTTACATAAATACAATGTAGATATTTATCTAAGTAATCCTGCGGGTATTGGCGAGCACTCGGACATAGCTGAAGCTGTGGTAGAGGAGTTAAAAAAGATTTCCGAATATGATGATATTATGGAAATGATGAAAAAGTATTGGTAGGGAACCATGGCTGATAGTGTTGTAGATTTAGGTGCGGGCGGCATGATGTCCATGAACGAGGCTTTAGGTCTTGAGATGGGTGATCCGGGGTACGCGGGCCAGTTTCCGGGGCGCATCTACAAAGAAGGCGACACTATGGTCGACCGTGACTACTATAACGACATGGGTGACTATGAGTTTTCCGCGGACCGCGGATCTCCATATGAGGGTCTAGCGGAGTCTTACACCGGCATGACTGACGTTGAGGTTCTTCCGATGTTAGAGGACGGGATGTTATTTCCGAACTCTACTTCTGGTAAGTTTGGGTCAAATGTTCCTGTTCGTGTTGAACGGGATGCTGAAGGCGGCATAACTACTGTGCCTATTGGTTTTCAGGCGGGCGGCGACGTTCCTTTATCTGATGATGGTTCTTTGCCCGGAGTTGACGATTTGCGTTTTGCTACTCTTCAAGAGGTAGAAGAAGGTTCATATCGTCACCTACAGAACTTGCAGAGAATGTTTGCAGAAAATCTGGCCGCGGCCCAAAGCCCTGTTTCAGATGCGGGTGGTTTTCCTGTGCAGGCAGCTCCGGACAATCGTCGGTATCATTTTGAGGAAGCGGCTCGTTTAAGAGAAGAGATTGAGGATTTTTCTAATCGTCGTGCTCTTGCTCTTCAAAATTATCCGGAAAGTAGCACAAAGCTTTATGTAAAAGAGGGTGAAACACCTTACTTCAGGAGCCTTCCTGATGCTTTGGTTGAGGGGTACGCTGAAGGCGGCCCCGTAGAAGAAGTTGGTATCATGGGGGCCCTGCTTAGGTCTGATATAGATTTACCGAGTTCCGCGGACCAAGAACTTGTGCGTACTTCTGCCCAAGAAGGCACTGAGGGTGCGGCGATGTATTATCCGGCAGGGGCCCCGACATTTGAAGAGGTTCTTGAGCAACAGTATGGGTATCCTGATGCGGAGCGCGAGATTTATGGCGCGACCACTTCTGAGGCTATGCGGGCGGCAAGACCCCGGCATGATATGCCGACTTATCAGGAGTTAGAGGACGCTCGTGCTCATGTGTTGCAATCTGCGCTACTTGCCAAGCAGGTTGGCCCGGAGACTGCGGAGAAGTTTGGCGGCATGGCAGAAATGTTTGACCGTTATATGCCCATTTTGGGTACTGCTACTGACGCGGACGTTGTGATGGACAAGCGCAACAATGCTTTTGGGGCAAAGCTCTTGAAGGAGGCAGGTATAAACGCTACTCCACAAGAGATTACTCAGATGGTGGACCAGAAGATTTTTGATCAGTTGGACGTGGTTCTTGGTCGTAAGGAAGGTGAGCGGCGGTTTAAGTCTCCTAGCACGGGGATAGATATCTTCTTTCCGCGGGATAAGTACGGCTATTTTGATGTGAATAGGTACGACTGATGGCAGAGAGACCTCGTGGTTTTGATGTAAACCAACCCGGATCAACACGAGAAAGCCTGATTGGTTTAGCGCAGGGCGCGACAACAGATCTTCTTGGTGGAGGGGTAGATGCGGGAGACGCGGTTGGTAGTTTGGCCGCAAAGATTCCTTACACACCTTTTTTGTTAGGTCTTTCTCAACTGAAAGGCTCGTCTGACACGCTTGGGTCCGAGGCTCTCGGATCACGGATCTACGGCAAAGCTCCAACAGAAGAATTGCAGAGAATACGAGACGACGCTCGTTTGGTTGGCGGTATTGCTGGTATCGGTGAGCTGGCTACGGCCAAGCTCGCTAACTTAACTGCAAAAGGAATTGGTGATTTTTTACCTTATTTAAAAGGTGTAGATGAGATTGCGGTTACGCCAGAGGGTGTACCGATACCAGTAAAAGATTTACCAGATACCTCTGTTACTAAAATGATAGCTGGCCGTAACTCCACCTCTGGACGTTCTCGTGAGAATATAGCTAGAGAGCAACGCAAGATGGGGAAGAGCGAGGAGGAGATTTACCGGTCTACAGGAGCTTATTTTGATAGTGATGTGCTAGGTATGGACGTTGATGCTTTTCGGCATGAGATACCCAACGCAGAGAAATCTACTTTAAAAATTGGAAAAATAGACTCTACAAAAAGTTCATACAGCTCTAAGGGTGGAGATTACTTTTATTCTCCGGATAGGGTGTCCTTTGGTTTTAAACCGGATGTGTCCGAATATCAGTACAACCCTAATACTCAAGATTTGTTTTACAACCCCATACCAAAAGGGGCCAAGTTTGAAGACGGAAGTCAAGACCTTGGGTGGAATCCTAAGCTAGGAGATATTTTAGATTATCCAGAGCTGTTTGAAGAATACCCACAGTTAAGAGATCTCATGGTTGTTAAATTAGCGGCTCCTTCCGTTAATGTTGGCGGTGACGCTAAATCTTTAGGTGGTTTTTACTTACATGAAGGACCACGTGGGAAACCTGTGATTGCTTTATCAGATTCCAAGACAGTATCCCCAGAACAGGATTTTCAATCAAGGTTATTGCATGAAGTTCAACACGCGATTCAGGCAATAGAAGCAACCCCCGGTGGTGGGGAGTTTATGCGTATATACTCGGAGTTAAAAGAACGCTTAGGTATGGAGGGTGATAGTGATTATGTTATGAGTCGTGCCATAGACTTCTATGAATCTCTGTACGGAGAGGTTGAGGCTCGTATTGTGCAGCAAAGGTTTTTAAACCCTGAGTTAAAAAAAGAAAGCCCTGTGCAAACTCGTAAAAAAGAAGCCGCAGACACTGATATTACAATAGATGAAACTGATGCGGTAGACGTTGGTGAACAAGCTATTCGAGATGAACTTGAGTATGGCGATGTTAGTTACGAAGAGGTTTATCCAGAACAGTTTAAAAAAGATGGCGGCATGGTGAGTTTGTTAGATAAAGCACAGAACATGACCCGCGGTCCGAAGGGCGTGGCGAGTTTATCGTCAGTAGCTAGGAATATGAACCGCCCTATGGTAAGTTAGGGCAAAGGAGATAGCGCATGGCTCGTAAACCTATTGCTGGAATGGTGGATAAAAATGTTCCATCACAGCTTGACCCAGAGGACTTGGCGGCCGAGGTAGAACTCGAAATTCCCGGTTCTATGGACGATAACGTCGTTGCTTTTGAGGGCATGGCGGAGAATATGGACATTGAGGTTACGCCCGACGATGACGGCGGTGTGACTATTGACTTTGATCCGCAGGACCAGCGGGGCGAAGGCGATGATTTTTATATGAATTTAGCGGAAGAGATGCCTGAAAGGGAACTTGGACGTATTGCGAGCGAGCTATTGAGCGAGTTTGACGCTAACAAGGCTAGCCGACAGGAGTGGGAAGATGCTTATGCTAACGGTTTGGAGCTGTTGGGATTCTCTTATGAAGAACGAACACAGCCATTTAGAGGCTCGTCCGGTGTCACGCACCCGTTGCTTGCTGAGGCGGCTACGCAATTTCAGGCGCAGGCGTTCAATGAGCTGTTGCCAGCTAGCGGGCCAGTGCGAACTACTATCTTAGGTGAAGAAACTAGGGAAAAACAGGCACAATCCGACCGTGTTCGGCACTTTATGAACTACTACATCACTAATGTGATGGAGGAATACACACCAGAACTCGACCAAATGCTGTTTTACTTGCCTTTAGCGGGTTCTACCTTCAAGAAAGTCTACTATGACGAGACTATGGGTCGTGCGGTTAGTAAATTTATACCCGCAGAGCACCTTGTGGTGCCATATGAGACCTCAGACCTCGAAACTTGCCCTAATATCACGCAAGTTTTGCGTATGAGCCTTAATGATCTGCGTAAAAAGCAGGTTTCAGGCTTCTATTTGGACATTCCGGTCATTCCTGCACAGGAAGAAGCGGACTCAGTAGGCGATGAAATTGACCGAATTGACGGTGTATCGGCCAGTCAGATTGATTATGACTGCACAATCTTGGAATGCCACGTTGATTTGGATTTAGAGGGGTACGAAGACACAGATGAGGGGGGTGAACCTACCGGCATTAAGATACCATATGTAGTAACGATCAGTCAGGACAACGGCCAGATTTTGGCTATCCGCCGTAATTACCGCGAAGAAGACGAATTAAAGCGAAAAATTCAGTATTTCGTGCATTATAAGTTCCTACCGGGCTTTGGTTTCTATGGTTTGGGGCTTATTCACACCATTGGCGGTTTGTCACGGACCGCCACGGCGGCACTGAGGCAGTTGATCGACGCTGGTACGTTATCCAATCTTCCAGCGGGCTTTAAAGCTCGTGGGTTGCGTATCCGCGATGACGATGATCCGCTTCAGCCCGGTGAGTTTCGCGATGTCGATGCTCCCGGTGGGGCTATCCGTGACAGCCTGATGCCGTTGCCTTTTAAGGGGCCTGACCAGACATTGTTCCAGCTTTTGGGCTTTGTTGTAGATGCAGGTCAGCGTTTTGCCACTATCACCGACATGAAGGTCGGAGACGGTAATCAGCAAGCCGCTGTCGGTACGACCATTGCGTTGCTGGAGCAAGGCTCTCGTGTGATGAGTGCGGTGCATAAGCGTCTGCACTATGCCATGCGGCTGGAGTTTAAGTTCCTAGCTCGCGTGATGTCGGAGTCCCTACCTGCCGAATACCCGTATTCTGTAGAGGGCGCAGACTCCTCCGTAAAATCTACCGATTTTGATGACCGTGTGGATGTTGTACCGGTATCTGACCCGAATGTATTCTCACAGGCTCAGCGGATTGCTTTGGCACAGACTAAGCTACAGCTCGCAGGGGCCGCACCGGAGATGCACAATATGCATGAGGTGTATCGGGATATGTACGATGCTCTTGGTGTCAAGGACGTTGACCGGATTATGCGCCGTGTACCGGATGAAGAGCCTGAGCCAAAGGATCCTGCACAGGAGAACATTGACTCTCTTGATATGATTCCGATGAAAGCTTTTGAAGGTCAGGAGCATGAGGCGCACATCATGGCGCACATGGTTTTTGGGTCCACTCCGATGGTGGCAAGTATGCCTGCGGTAGCAGTTGCGCTTCAAAAGCATATTATGGAGCACGTTAAGATTGCAGCTCGTGAGCGGGCGGCCGTTGAGTTCATACAGCAACGTCAGAATGCTGGAGGAGAAGCTGCTTCGGAAGAAGAGATGTTGGCAATAGAGGGTTTGACCGCGCAGTTTGTTGCCGAAGGTATGCAGATGGTCAAGCAGTTGTCACAACAGGTTTCTGGTCAGGGTCCAGATCCTCTGGTACAACTCAAGGAGCAGGAGCTTCAGATTAGAGCTCAGGCTGAACAGGCAGACGCTCAGAACGAGCAAGCCAAACTTAACCTTGATGCTCAGAACCAGCGGATGCGGGCGGATCAGTTCCAGCAACGTCTTGCTAGTCAAGAACGTCAAACTCAAGCGCGTATCCAGTCTGCTATGGAACGTGAAATGCTCAAACAGAGAGGTAATTAAAATGAGTGCAGTAAAAATTGTTACAAACAAGCCGGGTCCGGCACCAAAGCCGGAAGAGGTTGGTAAAAGCAAAGAAGTTAAAATTCCAGAAACAATGAAGCCCATGGTCGCAAGAGGAATGGGTGCCGCAGTAAAGGGCGGCGGTTACATGGGCTATGACTGAGTATGCTCGCAGAACTGGCCGCGGCAAATGCTGCATTTGCTATTATCAAAAAAGCTGTTGCTAACACGGGCGACCTTGCCAAGGCCGGTAGGGCGATATCTGACTTTGTAATTGCTAAAGAGGAGTTACAAAGAAAAGGAAATAAAAAGAAAAAATCTGGTGTCCGCTCTTCTGACCTTGAAGAGTTTATAGCCCTTGAGAAGATTAGACAGCAAGAGCAAGAGCTAAAACAAATAATGATTTATGCTGGACGGGCGGGGCTTTGGCATGATTGGCAAAAATTCCAAGCAAATGCTCGAAAAGAAAGACGAGTACAAGAAGAACTGGCTAGACGCAGAAGAGCAGAACTTGCAGAAGCAATAGGATTAGGC